CCCGCACGATCCAGTCCCGCAGCCGCGGCGTGAGCTCCAGGAACAGGCGCTGCAGCTCGCCCTCAACGAAGCTGATCTGCGCTTCCACGCCAGCGGGGCTATCTGTGGTCATGCGCGACAGGGCGCGCTCGTATTCGGCGATGATGCGGGGGGTGGCGCGTTCCCATGCCTGGATCGCCGGCAGGTAGGCGGCGCGGTAGAGGTTGGTGGCGAGCGTCGAGGGTGGCACGATCTCGCGCAGGGGAATTTGCGACCGGCGCGGGTTGCGGGTGCGGCGGATGAGTTGGGCGAGGGAGAAGCGCACGCGCTAAGCCTCCTGAACCGTTTTCTCCCAATCCTCGACCACCTCCGCGAACACCTCAGGCCCGAACACCAGCTTGCCGCGGTACGGCTCGACCTTCGCCAGATCTAAGTCCGCCGGCGCCTGATAGGTGATCGTGACGTGCGGCTGATATTCATCGAAGTCGAAGCTGGCGCCGTTGCGCTTCATGTCCTCGTGCCGCCACGAAAGCTCGGAAGCGGCGAACATCAGCACGACCGCACCCTTATCGCCGAGCCGCTCCACGAGGCGGGCCCCGCCGGGCTTCACCGTCAGCTTGCCGTCGCTGTCGCCATCCCACGCGCTGCCGATCTTCATCCAGTCGACGGGCTGGCGGCTGAACGCGATGGTGACGTGAAGCTCGTCGGCGGGCGTGGTCGTGTCGAATCCCTGCGCCTTGGCCCAGCGGGTGAATTCGTCACCGTTCAGGAGCTTGCGCGACACATACAGCGTCCGCGGCCGCGCATCCGTTAGCAGCGCCTGCGCCTGGTCACCGGTAATGGCGCCCCGCTCCCGCATTTGCTCGACTTCGGCTTCGTTCTCGTTTGCGGCCTGAAGCGCGCTTGGATCGGTGCCGTCTTCCTCGCCGCCGGAAATGCCATAGCGCTCGTCCTCGGGGATCTCGGCCAGTGCGCCTTCAAGCCCAGGCATCCAGCCGCCTTCGATAAGCGTGTTCTGGAAGCCTTTGGCGAACGCTTCGTCCGGGATCGCGCCGGTGTTCTGCACCTTCTCGATCGCCTCCATGGTGGTCTTGAAGCGCGTCGCTTCTTCGGCCTCGGAGGGTGTGTCGAGTGGCGCGAACTGCCACCAAACATCGCCGGGACGCGACCCCAAAGCCGACGGGATCAGCACCGCGTCAAGCTGGTCCAAGCAGGGCTGCAGTGTCAGGGTCTGCTTTGCCCGCACCATCTTCGTCCAGTCGCGCTGCTGCGAATCGCCGCTGCTGTTCATGCCCTCCGCGGCCTTGCCCCAGAGGCGGGTCATGGGGATGTCGGCCGCCGCGGCTACGGCTTCGGCGAACACGCGGATGATCTCGGGAATGCCCGTCCATGTGACCTGGCGATGGTCGATCGTCTCGCCTGCGCCAGGGGAGCCGTCGCCCGCATCGCGCAAGGTGGCGTTGTACATGCTCTCGCCCAAGGTGAGCGCCGCCATGCGCTTGCTGAGGTTCTGCTCACCCTCAGTCGTGGAGACGAGATCGGTAAGGCCCGGAATGCCGATGATGACATTGCGCGACTTGGAAATCAGGCTGGCGAACGATCCCTGCGCCGTGTCGCTGTTCTGCACCGCGTCCATGACCCGCTGCACCCGGCTTTCGCCCCAGAAAGCGTCGAGGTGGTTGCCGCCGATGAGGTTCGGGAGCGGATCGCCGCGAAAGCAGATGACGCGCGAGGGGTGGATACGACGTTGCCCCTGGGCGGTGGTGATCTCCCAGTAAGCCGGGCCTCCGAAGCCTTCGGCGCTTGGGTCGTCGATCCAGACGGAAGCGTTGAGCTGCCAGCGGGACACGACGTGGATGTAGGCGAGCGAACGCTTGCTGGCCGTGGCCACGTTCAACGGCAACGCGGCGTCGCCAGGCGCGCCGAGTATCATCGCGCCGCCGCCGAGGCCGCGCAGGATCTCCGCCATCATCACCTTGCCGCGGATGTCGAGGCGGCGCTCCTCGGCTTCCAGGGCGCTGATCTGGTCCTTATCGGCCTGCCAGTCGCGCCATTCCCGCACCATGTCGAAGGCCGGGATGTCGATAACTTTGCGCATCAGGCCGGAGCCGCGATAGGCGGCCTCGATCTGCTGCTGCGACAGGGGGTAAAAGGCGTAGGCGTTGGCGTATCGCGAGTCTGCCGACGTGCCAAGGCCGGTCAGCGCGTTCGTGAGACCGTCGAAGAAGCGGCGGAGGGTGGCCATGGTGGGGGTTTATGCCGCCGGTGGCCGGGTGCTTACCGCCGTCAGGCTGCGAGGAGTCGGCGCAGACGCGCATACTCCGGCAAGATGGCGGAACCGTCGCGGGTGCGGAACATACCGATCGTGCACTTCTCGCCGTTGTCGGCCCGGGCCGATATCGCGCCGATGCTTCCAAACCGCCGACGATCAACTAGCCACTCACGCTCCTGCTTCGGCTCCGCTGTGACGATACGAACGCGTACGGCGTCGGGGCTGACTTTGACGATTTCCAAGCTCATGGGCTGCGATAGCGAGGCTCTGGGCGGCACGATTACCGCCGTCAGCCCAGGGCTCCGATATTGTACCGCTTGCCCAGCGCCACGACATCAAACGCCCGCGACGTGCTGTCCGCGTCGTCGTCGTGCTTGGCTGTCGGGAAGTTCTCAAGCGCCGAGAACCAGCGGCTGTTCCAGTCACCACGCAGCACGTCGACGTTGCCGGCCTCTGCCTGGGCCGAGAAGGGGCTGAACCGCGTCACCTTGTCGCCCGTCTCCGTCGACGATCGCACGTTGAACCCAGACAACGCCAGCTTCAGATTCGCGACCTGGCTTTTGCCCGCTTGGCCGGGGTCCTGCGGCAGCGAGATCGTGCAGCCCTTCTGATCGTGGCTGGCCAGATTAATGATTAGCTTTTCGACACCTGCTGGGCTGAGGCAGTCATTGGTGTTGTCGACCACGATGTAGCGGCCGTCGGGCATCCTTCCGATTTTCGTGCTGCTGGTGGCATCTGGGTCGGGATTGTCTGCCGTCCGCGGCGTTGCGGCGAGATCGTAGCCCCGCCCAAGCGTCGTTCCGACCGGCACCGTGTCCACGACCTTGCACCACGACCGCTGAAAGTAGAGACCAGCCGCCGGCCTGATCTTCCAGTTGCCCCCGAGAAGCCGTTCACGCTCCACCAAGGGCAGCGAGAGCAGCGACGCCATGTAGCCGGGATCGGCATCCATCAACGCCTTGTTATCGCTCAGCTTGGCAGGCACGAAAGTCAGCGATTTCGGCGGGATTGGCGTGCCGTCGGGCATGAGGTAGCTGGACAACTCCTCCCTGCTGTCCGCCCACACCAGCACATCGCCGACCCGGACGAACCACCGCAGGACACCGGCACGTTCCGGAATCGGCAACCCGGTCTCTTGGTCGATCCACCATTCGATGAGCTGCGCGACCCAGCTATCCGCGTCCGGGTTGCACGTCGCGCGAATGTAGGGCCGCACCCCGCACATGGAACGGTTGCGGCTGACCATGTACCAGAATTGCCGCGCGGTGAAATGTGTGAGCTCGTCGAAGCCGATAAGCGGGATCTGCGACCCCTGCCAGTCGAGCACCGTCTTATCATGCTCAAGGTGGCCGAAGCTGACGGAGGCGCCCGACGGGAACCGCCATTCGAGCACATGCTCCCGCGGTCTCGCTCCAGCGCTTGGATAGACCTTGGCGCTTTCGTCCCACAGTCCGCCTTCGTTGCGTATCTGGACGGTCGAGCGTCGGAAGAAGACGGCGCCGAAACCCGCGACCATTGAATGGCGCAACGGCTCGAGCAGCAACGCCCACGACTTACCGCCGCCCGCCGCGCCGCCGTAGATAGCGATGTCGGCCGGCGATGCGAGAAACTGTGTCTGCGGCCCGGGCTGTGGCTGGATCAGCCTCGGCTCAGCGTCCATTATCCGGCAGCTTGAAAATGACGATCGGGTTCACGGCGCTCCCGTCCGGGTTCTCCAGAACAGTGCGATCTTTGAACATCCCAAGGTGGCGGCCGATGTCGACGAGGGCGCCGCGCTTGTCGTGAAACTTCACCTTGAGCGCGCCGGTCGACGTCTGGCCGATCTCAGCAATCGCCGCGGCGGTATCATCGTCGATCTCGTCGCTGGAAACCAGCTCGACCTGGTTAGCGACTGCAAACCGAAGATCGCCGTCCCCCGCCAATGCCTGCATATCCGCATCAGTGTCGATCGTCGCGACGCTCGTCTGCGAGTACCACTTGATCGCCTTCCGAATGTCCGAGAAGCCGATCTTCGCCAGTTCCTGCAGTACCTTATCGGCGGTGATGTTCGTGCGCTCGGCCCTCTCCGCCTGAGCTGCAGCGATCGCCTCAGCGATATCAGGTTTGCTCAGGTTCTCGTGTCCGATCGAGTGCGCGGTGTCGCGGCTGTAGCCGGCCCGGATCGCCGCCTGCGTCGCGTTCAAGTCGACGAGGTACTCTTCGACGAACCTCTGCTGCTTCGGGGTCATCGCCTCGGCGCCTTTCCGAAGCGCTTCTCCAGCGCCGTCACAACCACAGACCCCTGCATTTTGAGACGGGCGCCATTCCCCATAATTACTGTGGAGCAACCGAATGCCGCAGCCGCGTCCAACGCAGGGCTCTGCATCTCGGCACGTATAGCCTCAATGTCGACGCCCTTCACCCGCTCCAAGTATCGCAAGACTGCATGATCAGATATCTCGGCCATAACGTTCTCCCCTACCCTCCCCGCCCATCACGCTTAACCGCCGTCAGTCCACGCCCGCCGGCAATGTACTTCTTGATCCTCCCATGGCGCCGCTCAAGCTGCTGCTGGCGCACGTGGGCACTGCGTTCGGCGATAAGCTCCTCCCGCCCTTCCTCCTGCATCCAGCGCCGGATCACGCGCCAGTTGGTGCGGTAGTGCTCGTCGATCCCATCCCATCCCATGGCGATGAAGGTGGCGCGAAAATCGTCGGGCCGCGGACGGTACGGGCGGACGAGGCCGGTGTCCCAGGTGCGGGTCATGCTTCCCTCCCCAAATCGATCCTCGAAGGCTGGATGGGCGATGCTGTCCCCACCACCACACCTCCCCAAACCTTCTCTACCGTTCTATTTTTTCTTCTTTTTCCCTTTAAG